CGCCACGCGGTCGCCCCGCGTCGCGCGCTCACGGTATCGCAATGGGCGGACGACCATCGCATCCTGTCCGGCAAGCAGGCCAGCGAACGCGGGCGGTGGCGCACCGCGCGCAACCCCATCCTGCGCGAGATCATGGACTGCTTTTCGGTGCAGTCGCGCGTGCGCGATGTCGTCGTGATGAAATCCTCGCAGGTCGGCGTCACAGAGGCCGTGGTCAATGTCCTCGGCTACACCATGGAGCATGCCCCCTGCCCGATCATGGCCATGATGCCCACGCTGGAGACGCGCGACACATGGAAGGTGCAGAAACTCAACCCGCTGCTGCAAGAGACGCCGGCCGTGCGCGACCTGCTCGGCGGCGTGCGTTCGCGCGATGCGGCAAACCGGCAAGACCTGATCGACTTCCCCGGCGGCGTGCTGTTCCTCGCCGGCGGAAATAGCGCGAACTCCTACGCGCAGAAGTCCGTGCGCATCATCATCCTCGACGACCTCGACCGCTTCCCCGAAGAAATCGGCGACGAAGGCGACGTCATCACCCTGGCCGAAGGCCGCACCAAGGCATTCCCGCGCGCCATTCGCTCCTACATCAGCACGCCCACCGTCAAGGGCGGCCTGATCCACCGGCAATGGGACAAGAGCGACCAGCGCCGCTACCACGTCGCCTGCCCGCACTGCTCCGGCTGGCAGCCGCTCGAATGGGGCGGGCCTGACATTGGCCACGGCATAAAATGGACGGTGCTGCCCGATGGAACGGTGACCAACGTGCGCTACGTCTGCCGCGACTGCGGCGCCGAAATGTACGAACACCACAAACCGAAACTGCTGGCCGAAGGGCGCTGGATCGCCACCCATCCCGACCGCGCCACGCGCGGCTACCACATCAGCGCACTCTACGCGCCCATCGGCCTCGGCCCATCCTGGGCCGATCTGGTGCGCGGCTGGATTGCGGCGCAGGACAACACCGCCACCCTGCGCGCCTGGATCAACACCAACCTCGGCGAGCCGTGGGAAGAACGCGGCGAGGAAATCAACCTGCTCGACCTGATGACGCGGCTTGAGGCGGCGCCCGAACTCCCGCCCGGCCGCGTGCGCGCCGTCGGCATCGACGTGCAGAAAGACCGCATCGAAATGTCCGTCTATGAATTCGGCCCCGGCGAAGAATGCTGGGCCATCGACCACGTCATCGTCAGCGGCGACACGGCGGGCAGCGAACCGTGGATCGAACTGGCGCAGGAAATCGACGCATTCTCTCCCGACTGCGGCGGCATCGACAGCGGCTACAACACCGACCAGGTGGTCGCATTCGCGGCGCGCCGGCCCTGGCTGTTCGTCTGCAAGGGCATCGAAGGGCGCGGCAAGACGCTGGTCGAGAGCGACGACGACCGCAAGCGCCGCCTGCGCAAGCGCCGCAGCAAGGGATTCTCGCCCTTCCTCGTCAGCGACGAAGCTGCGAAAGGGCTGGTCACGCAGCGCCTCAAACTGCCGAGGCCCGGCGCCGGCTACCTGCACTTCCCGGCCGATGAACCCGCCTTCGACGACGAATACTTCGCGCAGTTGGCCAGCAACCGCCTCATCGAAAAAACCGTCCGCGGCCGCCTGGTGCGCGAATGGCAGCAGACCCGCGTGCGCAACGAAGCCTTCGACTGCTGGAAATACGCCCTGGCCGGCTTCCGCCTGGCCAAGCTCGACCCGGTAGCGCGCGCCCGGCGCATGGAAATTTCCGCAAAAGTCGGCGCTGGCGAGACGGTGCAACAACCCGCCCCGCGCTTCGCGCCGAAGCGTGGCGGCTTTGTTCATGGATGGAAGGGGATGCGATGAGTTCGACCACGTTGATGTTGCGCGACCTGGCCTGCGCGGCGGCCAGTCACCCGAAGATCGAGCAGGCGGTGACGATGGCCATTCGCACGGTGCTGCCGGACGTGATCGAAGGCATCCTGCGCGAGCAGTATCCCGGCGAGCAGGTGAAGTTCTACGTCGCCAAGAAGCCGGGCAACCTGCGGCGCGAACGCGATGCGGCGATCCGCGCCGAATACAACGGCCGCAACGCCAGGGCGCTGGCGACGAAATACGGCATCAGCGCGCGCATGGTGTTCAACATTGTTTCAACTTCAGCGAGGTGATAAAAATGGATGACCTGATTAACTTGCCACTACGAGGCCGCCGCTGCAACACGTGATGAGTTAGCCACCAAGGTGCATGAGGCAGGCAAGCAGATCACGGCATTGCGCGCCGAGATCGAGCAACTACGCCTCCCGCTGAAATCTTCCCCCTGAAAATTTCACCAGCCGGCGTGGAAACTGCCACGCATGGCCATTCCGACTACCGAGCCTGCCGTCGTCACGGCGGGCGATACCATCGCCTGGACGCGCTCGCTGTCCGACTATGCGGCATCGAGCGGCTGGACGCTCAAATATCGGCTTATCAATGCCGCCGGCAAGATCGACATCACCGCCAGCGCCTCCGGCGCCGATCATGCCGTCAGCGTGTCGGCGGCCACGTCGGCGGGCTGGACGGCCGGCACCTATGCCTGGCAAGCCTACGTCGAGAAGTCCGGCGAGCGCTACACCGTCGGCACCGGCAGCATCGTCGTCAAGCCCAACCTGGCCGCGCAGGCGGCCGGCTTCGAGGCGCGCGGCACCTGGGAAAAGGCGCTGGCCGACCTGCGCGCCGCGCTGGCGGCGTGGATCACCAGCAGCGGGCAGGTCGCCGAGTATGAAATCGCCGGCCGGCGCATGAAGTTCGCCAACGCCGACGACATCAGGAAGCGCATCGCCATCGCCGAGAAAGAGGCCGCGCGCGAGGCCGCCGCCACGGCCGCCGCCGCCGGCAACCCGCTCGGCCGCCAGCTCTTCGTGAGGTTCAACAATGGCCGCTGATCTTTCCTACAAGGGCAGCGTCGTGCTGCGCGACTGGATGAACCAGCGCCGCGCGCAGCGCGCCTGGGGGCCGCCGCGCGATCATGTGCAGGTGCGCCGCTATGACGCCGCGGCGCAGACCCGCCTCACCTTCGGCTGGACGACGCAGAACACCACGCTCGATACCGAGCTGCGCATGGATCTGGACGCCCTGCGCGCCCGCGCCCGCGACCTGGTCGCCAACAACGACTACGCGCGCAAGTTTCTCTCGATGGTCGTCACCAACGTCGTCGGCCCCAACGGCTTCGCGCTGCAAAGCCTCGCCGCGCGGCCGGATGGCCAACCCGACAACGCCGACCGCAGCGCCATCGAATCCGCCTGGGCCGAATGGAGCCGGGCCGGCGAATGCGACGTCACCGGCCGGCATTCCTTCGCCGACCTGTGCCGCCTGGCCATGCGCGCCGTGGCGCGCGACGGCGAATGCCTGATCCGCCGCGTGCGCGACCGTCGCTTCGCCTTCGGCTACCGCCTACAAGTGCTCGACATCGACCGCCTCGACGTGCGCCACTGGGAGGCGTTGCCGAACGGCAACAAGATCGTCATGGGCGTCGAGCTGGACCCATGGGGCCGCCCGGCTGCCTACTGGCTGCTGACCCGCCACCCCGGCGACCGCATGCCGCTGGGCAGCGGCACCGAGACGCCGACCCGCGAGCGCGTGCCGGCCGACGACATGTTCCACCTGTTCATCGCCGAGCGCCCGGAGCAGACCCGCGGCGTGCCGTGGATGCACACCGCCATGCTGCGCCTGCAAATGCTGGGCGGCTATGAAGAAGCCGCCATCGTCGCGGCGCGCACCGGTGCGGCCAAGATGGGATTTTTCGTCAGCCCGGACGGCACGGCAAAAGACATCGCCGACTCCCGCGCTGGAATAAGGCCATCGGACGGCACGGCAAAAGACATCGCCGACGGCCAGGACGCCGGCCAATTCATCACCGACGCCGAAGCCGGCTCCTTCGGCATCCTGCCCGAAGGCTACGACTTCAAGCCCTGGTCGCCGGAATACCCGACGCAGAACTACGACGCCTTCGTCAAGAGCTGCCTGCGCGGCCTGGCCTCGGGCCTCAACGTCGCCTACAACACCCTGGCCAATGACCTCGAAGGCGTCAATTTCAGCAGCATCCGCAGCGGCACGCTCGAAGAGCGCGATCACTGGATGGTGGTGCAGGGCTGGTTCGTCGAAACCTTCCTGCGCCCGCTGTTCCTTGACTGGCTGGAGGTCGCGCTGCTCAAGGGCGCCATCGTCATGCCCAACGGCTTCGCGCTGCCTGCCGGCAAACTCGGCAAGTTCCGCGTGCATGGCTGGCAGGGCCGGCGCTGGCAGTGGGTCGACCCGCTCAAGGACATGCAGACCGCCGTGCTGGCCATCGAAAAGAAGCTCATGTCGCCGCAGCAGGTCGCCGCGCAGATGGGCGTCGACCTCGAGGACGTGATCGCCGCGCTGCAAACCGCCAACCAGATGGCCGAAGCCGCCGGCCTGCCGGGCTATGTCGGCGCGCCGGAAGCGCCGCCGAAGGCCGATACCGGCGAGTGAAACTTTACCCCTAAAAATTTCACCGGCTGATGCGGAAACTGCGGCCCATGAAAACCAACCCGACCCGCACCTTCGCGCTCACCCGCGAAGTCGACCAGGAAGCGCGCACCGTCGCGCTGGCCTGCTCGTCCGAGGAACCTTACCGCCGCTGGTGGGGCGTCGAGATTCTCGACCACGCGCCGGAATCCGTCGACCTGACGCGCCTGGGCGACGGCCGCCACCCGCTGCTGCTCGGCCACGACTGGGACAAGCAGATCGGCGTCGTCGAATCCGTCGAGGTCTCGCCCGACCGCAAGCTGCGCGCCGTGGCCCGCTTCTCGCGCGGCGCGCTTGGCAACGAGATCATGCAGGACGTCGCCGACGGCATCCGCGGCCTCGTGTCCATCGGCTACACCATCGACGAAATGCAGGAAGAGCGCATGTGCGTCGAGAACGGCGTCGATGTGCTCAAGGCTATTCGCACGCTCACCTTCCAAGAATTCGAGGCCGAAATGCGCGCCAGGCATGGCGCCGATTTCGACTTCACGCGCGGCGCCGCCGATGCCGCGCTCGCCAATTCCGACGACCTGCCGACGTTCCGCATCACGCGCTGGTCGCCCCATGAAGTCTCCATCGTTCCCATCCCGGCGGATGCGACGGTGGGCGTCGGTCGCGCGGCGGGAGCCGTGGCGCCGGTCGCAGCAGCACCGCAACCCGCAACCCTTCCCCCCGTATCCATTCCGCAGGAGAAAACCATGTCTGACATCCAGGTCACCGACCACGCCGCCGAAGAAAAGGCGCGCGTCACCGCCATCCGCGATACCGCCAAAGCCTATGCCCGCTACGGCGCCGAATCGATCGCCCTCGAATACATCGCCGAAGGCAAGAGCCTCGCCGAATTCCAGAACGCCATCATGGCGAAGATGGCCACGACCGCCACGCCGGCCGCCGCCACCGCGCCCGACCTCGGCCTGACCGGCCAGGA